ACAATGGAAATTATTTAATCCAAGAGGAGAGGGTTGACCTTTCCTCTTTTTTTGTATATAATAAATAAAATGAAAAGTTTTCATGGACAAAGGAAAATTAAAAGTCTTAGTCATGGCTCTTAAGGAGATAGTTGAGGAATTAGAAAGCGAAGTCTATTCTGATCCAGAGGCATACAATCCTCCTGCTGCATTTTCGTCAGCATCAATTGATTATGATGAGCAGTTTGATGATAGTTCAGACTAATATGGAAGTATCACTTATTAGCATCACACCCGATGCAGAAAAAACTATGGCACACATTGCCAGAGTTTCTAACCCAAACAATCAAGATAACCCAAACTATTCAGGGTTGTTAAAATATTGTATCAAACATAATCACTGGTCTGTATTTGAACAGTCAACAATGACTTTACAAATAGATACTACTCGTGCAATTGCAGCTCAGATATTAAGACATAGATCTTTTACATTTCAAGAGTTCTCTCAAAGATATGCAGAGAGTAATGAACTTGGTAGTATCGAACTACCAGATTTAAGAAGACAGGATAAAAAGAATCGTCAGAACTCAACAGACGATCTTGATCCTTTTGTAAGACAGAAGTTAGAAGCACAAATGATAACTCTCTTTAGTTCTTGTCAGTCATTGTATAATCAAATGATTCAAGAAGGAGTTGCAAAGGAGTGTGCTAGAATGGTTCTACCACTATGCACACCTACAAAGATCTATATGACAGGATCTTGTCGATCATGGATTCATTATATCAATCTAAGGTCTGCACACGGAACACAGAAGGAACACATGGAGATTGCTGAAGCATGCCGAAAGGTATTTACCGAACAGTTTCCTGCTGTCTCAGAAGCCCTTGAATGGGTATAAATAACCATAAACTTTATTGTATTCATATGGCAACATATCCCATTATTAATCAGAAAACTGGTGAACAAAAAGAAGTATCAATGAGTATCCATGATTGGGATCAGTGGTGTGCTGATAATCCTGATTGGGGTAGAGATTATTCTGATCCGTCTACCGCACCTGCTCTCGGAGTTGAGGTTGGTGAATGGAGAGATAAACTCGTTAATAAAAATCCCGGATGGGGTGAAGTCCTTAAGAAGGCAGAAAAATCTGGAGGTATCTCTGGACGACTGGCTAAGAAAGGAATTGGTACAACACAGGGGGATGACTGAATAGTATGCCAAGAAAAAAGAAGACAGAACAACAACCAATAGGTGTTGGGTTAACGGCAAAGCAAATGAAGAGGAAGAAACCAATCAACGGTGATATGTTGAGAGACATAGAACCTCTTACAGAAAATCAACAGAAGTTATTTGACTCATATGCAAATAGTAAGAACATAATTGCATACGGTGCAGCAGGTACAGGAAAGACCTTTATAACCCTGTTTAACGCACTCAATGACGTGTTAGATACTTCGACACCCTATGAGAAAATATACATCGTCAGATCGCTTGTATCGACCAGAGAGATCGGTTTCTTACCGGGAGATCATGAGGACAAATCATTCTTATATCAGATACCATATAAGAACATGGTGAAGTATATGTTTGAGTTACCATCAGCAGCAGACTTTGAAATGCTCTATGGTAATTTAAAAGCACAAGAAACGATATCATTCTGGAGTACATCGTTTATCAGGGGAACAACATTTGACAGGGCTATAATATTAGTGGACGAGTTCCAGAACTTGAATTTTCACGAATTAGATAGTATAATGACAAGAGTAGGAGAGAACACTAAGATCATGTTCTGTGGTGATGCTACCCAGTCTGATCTCATCAAACAAAACGAAAGAAATGGTATCATAGATTTTATGAGAGTTCTTCGTTTAATGTCATCAGTTGATATCATTGAGTTTGGTGTAGAAGATATTGTTCGATCCGGATTAGTTAAAGAATTTATTCTTGCAAAAATGGAACTTAATTTATGAATTTTACTCATCATAATTACTTGGGTGATCTTGAACTACAGAAAAAAGAAACAAACGGTATAAGACTTTATAATCTTCCCGATGGCCAATGGGTTCCGTCTATCACATCAGTGACTTCTTTTTATAATCGACAGATCTTTATTGACTGGAGAAAGAGAGTTGGTGTTGAAGAAGCAAATAAGATTACAAAGAAAGCAACTGCTCGTGGTACAGATTATCATGAGGCAGCACAGAACTATTTGATGAATCTTGAACTCAACTGGGATGATTATCAACCCATGACGAAGTTCATGTTTTACAATACCCTACCATATCTGGACAAGATAAATAATATACACGCTATCGAAAGGACTCTTTACTCAGAATACCTTGGTCTTGCCGGTAGAGTTGATTGCATCGCAGAGTATGAAGGGGAACTGGCCGTAATAGATTTTAAAACTTCAACAAAGATAAAACCTGAGAAATGGTGTACGAATTATTTTGTACAAGAAATGTTTTATGCTGCTGCTTACTACGAACTCACTGAGATTCCTATTACAAAACTCATTACTTTAATGGTAACTCCTGACGGAGAGGTAAAAGTATTTGACAAAAGGAACAAAGGGGATTATATTAAATTATTAGTTCGTTATATTAAAGAATTTGTATCTCACAATACTGGGTCTTCCAATGGAAAATGAATTAGAAAAAGCATTCGAGGATAAGTTTTATTGTCCTGCTCGTTTCGCACAAGAAATCGAAGGCTTAGTGCAGTCTCAAGAAGAGATGAACTACATCGATGCGATTGTTTATTTCTGTGAACTCAATGCCATTGACCTACAATCAGTTCCGAAACTGATTTCAAAACCACTCAAAGAAAAATTAAAGTACGAAGCACAGGAACTTAATTTTCTTAAAAGAACTTCGAGAGCAAAGTTGGTTTTCTAATGGATCAAGATGATAACCCATTCTGGGGTGAACCAACTCCCACTGATCTATGGGAGGATATGAAAAAGATCAATGCACTTTATGAAAAACTTAATTGGGATCATCGAGATTATCTAGAGTTTACAATTGAGGGAAATCATATTACAATAAGGAATAAATCCAGAGAAGGAAGGTAATGATGCCGTTTGATGCCTACCGTTGTTATTTGTCATTAAAGAATCACTTCACAAAAGACCACTACGATTACCATAGGTATGGTGGCAAGACAAGAGCAACCAAAGAAGCCTTTTATAAAAGGAAGGATCGCTTTTGGTTTGAAAGATTTTCAAGACAGAAGAATGATAAAGAAGTTGTAGACTTTTTTGTATCTAATTTTGTGTCATGTTCTGATCCTGAGAGCATGTGGATTGGAGAGATGATCAAAGAAGGAGAAGGGAGATATGTTGATTGGAAGAAAAAAGTTCAATCATTGTCATATATGTTCAAAGAAGAATCAGAGACATTGTTTGCAGAGAATAAGATAGATGATGTGTTTGATTGTAGCAAAGGACACCCTATTGTATTGAAAAAATTCTTAGGTGGTAATATCAGTATTGAAAGTATGGTAATCTATGATAGAATACTAGGGTATGGAAAAGACTTTGATAAAAAGTTAGAAGATCCAGTATGGAAAACCGTAAGTAGGAGAGTGAGAAAGTATTCTCCTTTCCTAAATATAGATGTATTCCACTATAAAAAAATTCTAAAGGGGGTAGCAACCAAGTGAGTTTCTTTGACTCCGATATCGTAAGAGCTGAGATGGCAGAGATCCATCAACTTCAAGAAGACATTTATTCAAGTGTCATGAATTTTCCTTACATGAATGCTGCTGAAAAAGCAGATCATGTTAACTCTCTTTCAGTGCTCGTAGAGAAACAAAAAATTATGTATGCTCGTTTGAAATTATCAGACGACCCTGATGCTGAAGTTATGAGAGAGGAGATCACAAAATCTGCAGAGATGATGGGTCTTCCTAAAGGTGTTGACATGAGCATCATCTTTAATCAGATGAGTGAGATGATCACTCTGATGAGAGAACAATTTGACATCGGCACAATTTAGTGTTAGAATAGTCGAGTACACACAAGCCAAATCTAATTTAATCCGAGGTAATCTATGTCTTTCGCAGACCTAAAGAAGCAGTCATCACTAGGTTCATTGACTGCAAAACTTGTAAAAGAAGTTGAAAAAGCGAACACATCTGGAGGAGGGGGCGATGAGCGTCTCTGGAAACCAGAACTAGATAAAACAGGCAATGGATATGCAGTTATCCGTTTCCTTCCTGCACCTGAGAACGAAGAGTTCCCATGGGCAAAAATGTACACTCATGCCTTTCAAGGGCCCGGTGGTTGGTATATTGAAAATAGTCTAACTACAAATGGTCAAAAGGATCCTGTTTCCGATCACAACCGTGAACTATGGAACAGTGGTAATGAGGCAGACAAAGATACAGTACGTAAACAAAAGCGTAAGTTATCTTACTACAGCAACATTTATGTTGTTAAAGATCCTACTAACCCACAGAATGAGGGTAAAGTATTCTTATTTAAATATGGTAAAAAAATATTTGATAAGGTTATGGAAGCAATGCAACCAGAGTTTGAGGATGAAACACCAATCAATCCTTTTGACTTCTGGCAAGGTGCTAACTTCAAGTTGAAGATTGTGAAGAAGGATGGTTATTGGAACTATGACAAGTCAGAATTTGACAAAGTAGGGCCAGTTCTTGAAGATGATGATGCACTTGAAGGACTCTGGAAGAAGCAGTATTCACTTTCTGCTGTCACTGCTCCAGATCAGTTCAAGACATATGAAGATCTTGAGAAACGTCTCAAGTATGTTCTAGGTAAGAAGC